CAGTACAACGCGCCGAGCATCAACGCCGCCCCCGTGGGGGACTACACTTATAACAGCAGCGCATTGGCAAACCAGAACTACAACACGCAGATGCAGCAACAGAACGCCGCTATGGGTGGCATGTTTGGACTCGGGCAGGCTGGCCTCTTGGGCGGCATGAAATACGCGCCGCAGATAGCGGAAGCGGCAAAGCTCTTGCCATTCATGTCCGACCGCCGCCTGAAACGCGACATCATCGACCTTGGCATCAAACTCGTTAATGGCTTGAAGCTCTACGCATACAAATACCTTTGGGATGACATCCCCCGCGTTGGCGTGATGGCTGACGAGGTGCTGGCGGTCAATCCCGCCGCTGTGTTCACGGTCAACGGCTTCTACGCTGTTGACTACAGGAGCGCGCTGTAATGGCCCTGCTGTCCGACGCAATGGGCGTCAAGAACAAGTATCTGCAAGCCCTTCTCCAAGAGGGCATGGATACCACGCCGATCAAATCGCCGTGGCAGGGCGCGTCACGGCTCGCCCATGCGCTGCTGGGCGGGTTGGAGATGCGGGACCAGGACAATCAGGTGAGGGAGTTTGCGCGCGAACTTGCATCGCTGGGGACTCCTAGCCAGCCGATGCCTAGCCAAACTCCTTCCGCCGCGCCCGGTCAGACACCACCCGCTGCGTCCCCAATGGTTGCGGCACTCACGCCCAAGGCAAGCCGCGTCTATAGCGAAAGTGAGTTCAACCCGCTTGATGCAAAGGTTGCCACCCCTCAAGAGTTGGCGCACGGCGTGCCTAACATGGTGCCGGAACAGTACCGCCCCGTTATGGGCAAGGCTGCGGTTGATAGTGACATCCCTGTCGATCTTCTGGCGCGGCAGACCAAACAGGAGTCAGGGTTTAATCCGAACGCCGTCAGTCCTGCGGGCGCGCGCGGCATCTCTCAATTCATGCCGGGTACGGCCCGCGAAATGGGCATCAACCCGCAAGACCCCAACCAGGCGATCCCGGCGCAGGCGGCTTATCTTCGGCAGAACATAGATAAGTTCGGCGGCAGCGTTCCGCTCGGGTTGGCTGCGTACAACTGGGGGCCGGGCAACGTCCAGAACTGGCTCAAGGGTGGCGGCGACGTTTCCAAGATGCCCGCCGAGACGCAGGGCTATATCCGCAACATTGCCGGGCAGCAGCCGCAACAGGTCGCGCAGGCACCACAGCAGCCGGACATTAACACGCGCATTAACACGATGCTGAAATCCAATAACCCACAGATTAGGGAATTGGGCACGAATTTGCGGCTTGACCAGGTAAAGCAGCAATTAAAGCCGGCGGAATGGGACATCAGCGCGCGAAAGGATGGCGCTGTGCAAGCAGTCAATAAGCACAACCCGAATGACATCCGCATTTTCATGCCGCCGGGGCGCGATCAACAGTTGATCGACTTCGACGCCAAAAGAGACGCCACGGTTAAGGTTGCCGTCACCAAGGCCGAACGCGAAGCGCGGGACGCCATGCCAGCCTCGTTTGAGGATACTGCGAAAGTGCGCGCGGAAATCCGGTCGCTCCCGAGCTACAAGAACATCTCGGAGGCTGCGCCGATCTACAAGTCCATGTTGGACACAGCAGGCCGAAACTCAAGGGCATCCGACCTCAACCTTGTTTATGGCCTTGGCAAAATCTTTGACCCCGGCTCTGTCGTCCGCGAAGGCGAGATGATCATGGTCAAGAACACTGCTTCGCTATCCGATTGGTTGGTTGGCACCATCAATTCGCTCAACGGCGGCGCGGCGCTCACGCCGGAAACCCGAAAGGCGATTTTGACTGAAGCGCATAACCGGATGCAGTCGTACCAGCAGTTGTTCGATCAGGAGTCCGCCATGTACCGCAACATGGCTGTTGAAAACCGGATGAAGCCGGAACACGTTATCCCGCAGTTCGGCCCGTTCAATCCATGGGAGCCACCGCCGCCCGCCGCGCCCGCCGCAGGTGCTGCACCTGCCGCTACCGTGAAGCCAACGCAGAGCGCGGCCCCGACAGGCGTTGATCCCAAGGTGTGGGCGGCTATGACGCCGCAAGAGCGCGCCCTATGGAAATGACAATCGAGCAACAGCGCGCTATTGCTCTGGCGACAGCGCGAGCGCGCCTTGCAGAACAGCAGGCTCCAACAACCGACGCTATGCCGTCAACGATGGACGGCTTCACCGTTGCTACGGCTGGCGTTGGTTTGCCAGAGGAAGTGCGGCGGATTGGGCGGGGCCTTGATACTATGGCCCGTACTGGTGCGAACGCACTGACGTTCGGTCTTGCTGACAAGTTCGCAGGCGGCATGGATGCCCTCACCGGGGCTGCGCCATCCTATGACGAGGGAGTGAAGGCGCAGCGGGCGCAGACGCAGAAGGCGCGCGAGGATGACCCCGGCGCGGCGGTTGTCGGTGAACTAGCTGGCGGCGTTGCTGGTGGTGCTGGTCTTATTAAAAGCGGCGTTACACTAGCCGGTCGCGTTGGCCCGAAATTGTTGCCGCGAGTGCTGGGGTATGGGCTGGAGGGTGGGGCCTATGGCGCGGCGCACGGGGCTGGAAACACTTATTCCGATAAGCCGCAGGACTACGTTGATAACGCCAAAAAAGGGGCCTCTTTTGGTGCTGCTGTTGGTGCCGGATTGCCGGTCGCCGGCACGGTCGCCAGCGGCGTCTATAGAACGGGTTCCGCGTTCCTCGGTCCGCGCGTTGCTGACACTTCGCGAGGGGCGTCAGCGATGCTCAGGGCAGCGGCACAGGCTGACGAGACGGGGATTCGCAATCTTCCACAGATGGGCGGCGCGGCGATGTTGCCGGATGCCGGTCCAGCGATGCTCGGCCTTGCACAAGGCGCTGGAACTGGGACGGGGCAGGGCCGTAGCCGGCTTGTAAACGCACTGACGACGCGCGAACAGCAGACCGGCCCTCGGTTGGCTCGCTCGCTCGATGACAACCTTGGGCCGGCTCCGGTTCCCTCGCAGATAGAGGACGGGCTTGAGGCGTCTCGCCAAGCGGTCCGCTTGCAATACGCGCCCGCGATTGCAAGCGGACGCGCTGTTAACACGCAACAACTGGCGAACGCCCTCGACGTTGCCGCGACCAACCTTCGCGGGCCGGCGCAGCGGGCGGTTCGCCAAGTTCGCGAGATGCTTGATGTGGCGGGTGCCCCCGGTAATCTCGACCCCCACCCCGGCGTCCTGCACAACACACGCCAAGCCATTGACGGATTGCTGGCAACAGAAACAAACCCACAAACAATCGGCGCCCTAACGATGGCTCGGCGGGCCGTTGATGCGGAATTGGGGCGGGCTGTTCCCGGCATCAAGGCCGTAGATGCACAGTTTAGTGAACTATCACGTCAGTCGGGCGGGCTGGCTCGCGGCTCGCAGATATTGGACACCGGAAAGACAGCGATCCGCCCTGACGAACTTGCTCAAGAGATTTCAATGGCCGCCCGCCCGCAGGGGCAGATGGTCGGCCCGTCTGCCGTGCCGGTAAGAATGCGCCAGGGCTTGCGCGCTGAAGTGGACCGCGTTGTTGGGACACAGGTTAACGACCTCGGTGCGCTAGAGCGGACGCTTGCAACGCCACGCGACTGGAATCAGCAGAAGATGGCGCAAATGTTTGGTGACGCGCCAACAGCTGCTGTTGCCAAGGCGCTGATGGACAACCGGACTTTCCGCAACACCTATCAGAAGGTCGTTGAAAATTCGCAGACAGCGCAGCGTGTTGGTGCGGCTAAGGCGATGGATGGCGCGGCGGGCGGCAATATCCCGCAAGACCTGACGATGACTAGCCTTGGGCTTCGGGCGCTAAATGCCGTGGCGAAGGCAATCTCCGGCGCGAGTGGCGCACAAACCAAAGACGAAATCGGTCGGGTTTTGTCGGCACAGGGGCCGCGAGTTAATCAGATCGCACAAGAGCTTTTGCGGTCAGCTCAGACCGCAAGCCAGAACTCTAGCACCCTCGCTCGGGTTCTTTCTGCACCTCAGTTGATTGGTGCATCTTCGCCTGCCGCCGGTCGCAAATGACGGCGAACATGATGCAGGCACCAATCCAGATCACCACGGCCCAGTCGCTATCGGCCCAGGCGAGCCACTGCTTGGCGAGCCAATAGACAAGTAATCCCAGAGCCGTAACGGAAACAAACTGTGTCATCCGACTCGCCCTCCGTGGCGGGTTTTCTATTTAGAGGATACCACCTTGGCATACAACGGCTCAGGAACCTTTGTCCGCGTTCATTCGTGGGCAACGGACAAGACAAATACGGTTCCCGTCACCGCATCCCGCATGGACAGCGAGGATGACGGCTTTGCCACGGGCCTGTCCAACGCGATCTGCCGTGATGGTCAAAGCACGACAACGCTCAGGATACCGTTTGCAGCCGGTACGTCCGCATTTTCCGGTGCCTTGTCCGGCGTGTCCTATTCCGCGACGAACGACGCGAACACCGGCCTTTACTTCCCCGCTGCGGATCAGTGGGGGCTTGTTGCTGGCGGGACGGCGACCATTACCAGCACGGCTACTGCCGTAACTGTCCCGGTCACGATGACGGTCACGGGTGCCGGGTCATTCAGCAGCACGCTTGCGGCAGCCGGAAATTTCGCGGTCAACACCGACAAGTTCACTGTAGCGGCGGCGTCTGGAAATACCGCTGTCGGCGGCACGCTTGCCGTGACAGGGGCGACAACGCTCAGCGCGGCCCTCACTGTTTCGACGGGCGGCGCTGCGGTCACGGGCAACTCGACCATCACCGGCACGTTCGGAGTGTCGTCTGACTTCGCCGTGGCCACCAACAAATTCACGGTCACTGCCGCATCGGGCAATACCCTGATCGCAGGAACGGCATCTGTCACGGGCGATGTCGCGGTCAACACCAACAAGTTCACCGTGACTGCGGCCAGCGGCAACACGGCGATTGCCGGAACGCTTGCAGTTACCGGCGCGTCAACACTGACTGGTGCGGTAACGGCGAACAATTCTGCGGGCATCACCGGGCGTAACACCGTCAAGGCGTTTGGCAAGGTCATCAACGGAACGCTTCAATCTGGAGGTTTCAACGTCGCGTCCGTCACCGATGTCGGCATTGACCACGATGTCGCTTTTTCCTCTGCGATGGCGAACACGAATTACGTAGTCTTAATTACGCTCGACGGCACGAACGCAAACGTATCAATCACCCTCTCATATACAGACGTTTTAACGACCGGCTTCACCGTGAACGGCTACATCGCAGCGGTCGGTGCGGTCGACCCGGACAGTTACTCATTCATGGTCCTGTCGAACGAATAACTGATGGCATTTTCCGGCGACACGTTCACCCGGCTCTATAGCTGGCTGACCGACCCGCAACGAAACGAGAAGATATTCAACTCCCGTCTGGATGACGAGTTCGGCGGCATCGCCACTGGCCTAAGCCAACTCGCCGCGCGTGAACACGACAACGCGCATCTGGCCGATATGGCCGACTCGACCATCAAGGGGCGGGCTGCGGGTGGCGGGACCGGCGACCCGCAAGACCTGACGGCAACTCAAGTCAGAACAATCATAGAGGTCCGCGAAAAACTCAGCGCGGCCCGCACGTACTACGTCAGAACAGACGGATCGGACAGCAACACAGGGCTGGCCAACACTTCCGGCGGCGCGTTTCTGACAATACAGAAGGCGTGGGATGTCATTGTAGGAACCCTCGATCTTGGCGGGCAGGCCGTCACGGTGCAGATCGCAGACGGCACCTACACGGGAGGGCTGGCGGCTTCCGTCCCGTGGATGGGCGGTGGGGCCGTAACAATCCAAGGCAACAGCGGTACGCCTGCGAACGTCATAGTCAGCACGACGAGCGCGAATGCGTTCCTGTTTTCAACCGTCAATCCCGGCGTGGTGACAGTCAAAGATTTGAAAATCACCACGACGACTTCAGGGGTTGCGCTGCGCGGGTCGAACAGCGCGCGTATCGAGTTCACCAACCTCGACTTCGGCGCGTGCGCTGGCGGCCATATCCGCGCGGAGGGCGGCGCGGCCATTACGGCGGCGGGTAATTATGCTGTGTCGGGCGCTCCAAGTGCGTACCACTGGCAGGCCACGCAAAGCGGCTTGATCGTGATGACGAGCAAGACGCTGACGATTTCCAACACCCCGGCTTGGCCCGTTGCATTTGCCTCCTCCAGTTCGACCGGAGTGATTACGACATACAACAACACGTATTCCGGGTCGTCTACCGGGTCACGATACTCAGCCGTTCAGAACGGCGTGATCGACGTGTCCGGTGCTGGCGCTTCGGCGCTTCCGGGCAATTCCGCTGGTTCGACCGCAACAGGAGGCCAGTATGGCTAAAGAAACATTCAACCCGCACGATTGGTACTGGACCGTCAACGGAGATACGAGCCGCGTGTTTTCAAGCGCGGTCGGCGAGTTCGTTGCAACAAACGACGCGGCGTATCTTGCTTGGACGGCGGACGGCACGCCGCCAACCCGGATCGCCAACACAGCAGAACTGGGCGAGGTGCTTGCCCCGTATCGGATCAGGCCAGGGAACGCGCAGGTGCTAGACGGATACAAAGAGGAACACTCCCGAAAGCTCACTGTCGAACTTGCAGCTAAAATCCTGCTGTGGTGCGTCAACGAGATACGGGCATTGAAGGGGCAATCATCGCTCAGCGCCGCTCAGTTTCGGGCCTTCCTCAAGGATCAGGTCTGATGCGCCTCCTCCTCAAGAAACTCATCTTGTGGGCCTTGGCCGCTGACGGCCCGCCCGTTCACGATCCTGCTGGCCTTGATCGTATTGCGCGGCAACCGTGATCCAACGCGCTCTGGCTTGTCTGTACCTCGCGTTTATCCCGCTTCTGTTCTGGCTCTGGTTCAACACGGGCGCTGTGTTCGGGCATAGCAACCCGTGGCTTCTGTCGTGGATACCGGGTTAGCGGCGGGTCCGCCGAGTATTGTTCATCTGTTCGGTTTGCGTTGCCCACTTGCAGTTGGAGGGTTCGTAATTGCCGTCATTGTTTGTGCGTTCGATGGAAAGTCCGCGTCTCTCGCGGCGTCCCATATCTTCGATAAAACACTCAAACCCAGACTTCCCGTTCTCGCCGTAGCGCCATCTGTTGCAAACGCGTATCCCCCGAGCGCCGTAGTAATTGAAGCGACTTGATCCCTGGTTATGGCAGCGCCGTATCATTTCGCTCCATACGCTGTATTCCGGCGCGCGGCTAAGACCGTGGGTGAGTTTGTGTCGGCGGAATCGTGCTGGCATTTGCCGAAATCGTTCGGCGGCCTTTTCTGCGCTTAGGCACCCGCACGATTGTATTTTTTCTGCTGTCAGATGGCAGGCAAGGACTGTCTTTTCCTTGCCGCAGTCACATTGGCACCGCCATCGGACCATGAGGCGGCCACTTTGGCCTACCGGGACCGACTCGTAATCAAGTGCGACGAGACGGCCAAATCTTCTGTCACTGAGATTGGAAATTGTTGGCATGAAACGCTCCGTTATAGCGTGGCTAATATGTGGTGCCACGACTGCTGTTTTGCTAGCGGCGTCATCGTTTAATCCGCTGTATTCACAGACCAAAGACGAAATCGAGTGGATGAAAACATGGATACCGGCGACGTGCTGCTCGTCTAATTCATGCTGCTGGGAAATTCAGGAAAGCGAACTCAAGCCGCTTCCTGACGATAACTACGAAGTGAAATCGACCGGCCAAGTCCGCAAGCGAACCGACTGGTCGCCGGACGGAAAGCACTACCGCTGCGCCTGCGACTACGACGCGGCGTCTCGTCAGTGGATCAAACACCAAGGCGCGAACACGCGCTGTCTGTTCATACCAATGAGAGGTTTCTAGCCATGAAGGTACTCGATGCCATGCTCGCGGCTTACGACAAGGGGATCGACTTTATCGAAGCCCGCCCGCAGACCTCGTTCCTCATCTTCGTCGCGGTCCTGATCGCCGCGCTGGTGTTCTGATGGCTTGGACTTACGAGGCCACGCGGGCGGGGTATGACAATCTTTGGTTGTCCATCGCGATCAGCAATGTGTCCGGGGCCAACAAGTTCGCGCGCAAGATCATCGCGGGCGAAAAGCAATACCGCGCGGTCGAGGCGTCAACTGGCGTGCCGTGGTACTTCATCGGCCTGCTGCACATGCGGGAGTCGTCCAACAACTTCGATGGCGTCCTGCACAACGGCGAACACATCATCGGGACCGGACGCAAGACCACGCTGATTCCGAAGGGCAGGGGGCCGTTCGATACATGGTCTGAGGCTGCTATCGATGCCCTCAAATTGAAGGGCCTGCACAAGATCGGTTCATGGCCTGTGTCGCGTATGGGCTACGAGGCCGAACGCTTCAACGGGCTTGGATATACGAATAAAGGTATAAACAGCCCGTACCTGTGGGCCGGATCGAACCATCAACAGCCCGGCAAGTACGTCAAGGACGGCGTGTTCTCCAAGACCGCGACCGATACGCAGATGGGCGTGATGACCGTCCTCAAGCGGCTGTGCGAGCTGCGTCCTGACATCGCGGCACAGTTGGGTGGCGGCAAGCCTCGGGTTGAATACGAGCCAAAACCGGCGGCCAAGAGTAAGACCGTCATTGCGGAAATCGCGTCTCTGGTTTCCGTGGTCATCGCATGGATCGCTGAGAACCTTGGGTTCATCACCGACTGGCGGTTTATCTTGTTTGTGGTCGCCGCCGTGTCCGCGTTCGTCATCTATGAGCGCGTCAAACGCGGCGACATCGTGGGCTGGTTCAAGTCACCCGCGCCGGCACCCAAAAAGACCCGCAAGAAGGCCAAGCGCAAATGATCTGGGCGGCAATCAAGGGCGTGCTTGGCCTCGCGTCGAAGGGCCTAGACTTCTACCTCGCCAAGACTGACGGCGACGTGAAGAAGGCCATTGCGTTGATGGAGGCCGATAAGGTTCGGCTTCTCGCTCAGCGTGACGTGACGATTGCCGCAATGGGTTCGTGGGTTTGGTGGACAGGCTGGGCGCTGTTCGTGTTCCCGCTCGGCGTCTATTTCACTAAGGTCATTGTCTGGGACAAGGTTCTTGGACTTGGCGCGACCGACCCGCTAACGGGCTTTGTCCTCGAATGGTCCGGCTGGATCGTTCTCAGCATCTTCGGAATGCAGGTCGCAAACTCGATCATCAATCGGGTGTGGAAATGATCGAGGCGTTGCCGGTGCTGCTCATGGCCTTCGCGATCTGTTTCATCCCCCTGTTGGGGCGGCCATGACGACACCGCCACTGTCCGACGATGAAATCCAATACTTTCGCGAGATGAAAAAACACGAGGAACATGTCCGCTGGCTATGGGCCAGCCTTCGCATCTGGGGCGGGTGGATCGCCGCGATCTGTACGGTAACGTGGGCAATCGTCAAATGGCTTCAAGAGATCGGTGTCCTGCGGAAGATCGGCACATGAACCGCAAGATCATGGGAATCCGCCGCCGCTATTGGTGCCACATCGCCGCTGCGGCGTTTTCGTTTATTGTTGCGGCTCCCGTTGTCGCAATGTTGGCCGACAACACCCCGCCCATCATTGTCGTGAACACCGAAATGCACCCGCCGCAAGTTGTCGCCGGGCAGACCGTCCGGGTAACGTGGACGGCGCGGGAATTTCGGGCCTGTGACGGCGTTGTAAATCGCAGATTTATCGATAGCGCGGGCGTGATATTCGACACCGCCCCCATTCCGACTGTGTACCGGCGACAACTGAGCGGCGGCGGCAGATCGTTTAGCCGGGAAATACAGATACCGTCGGGCATGGCGCCCGGCCCGGCGATCTACACGGGAACGCGGCGCTATTGGTGCAACCCATTGCAGCAGTTATTGCGCGGCATGTTCGGCGCGGAAATCAATCTCCCTGTTGAACCAGTCCGGTTCACGGTCATCAAAGGGTGACGCATTCCCGGCTACTCGCCATATTCACGGTCTGCTTCGTGTTCGGGATAGGGTTGGCGGCGCTTGCAGCTCACGCGGCTGCTTATTGGAATGTCACCGAGCGGCACCATACCTATTGGTGTATGCACCCGTCAGGATTTGCGTTGCCGTGCATGTACCGGACAAACACCCCGGTTGATGTATAGCGTCCCCTTCAATAGCTCATAGGTGATCTTTTGAACCGCCAACCCCGCGTGGCGTTCGTGGACATCGAGACGGCCCCATCCCTCGGGTTTTATTTCGACAAATGGAAAGAGGGCAACATCATCGCAACGCAGGCCGAGTGGTACATGCTCAGCTTTGCGTACAAGTGGCAGGGCGAGCGGCGCGTTACGACCAAGGCGCTCCCCGACTATCCCGGCTTCAACAAGCGCAAGGATGATGACCGCGATCTGGTCAAAGACCTCCATCGGGTTTTTGACGAGGCTGATGTCATCATTGCCCACAACGGCGACCGCTTCGATATCCGCAAATCCAATGCACGGTTTATCGAACATGGGCTAGAGCCGCCCGCCCCATACAAGACAGTTGACACGCTCAAACTAGCCAAACGGCATTTCAAGTTTGACAGCAACAGGCTTGACGCGCTCGGCCAATCGCTCGGTGTCGGTCGGAAACTCCCACACACGGGCGTCCATCTGTGGCTCGGCTGTATGCACGGCGACCCGAAGTCGTGGCGTATCATGCGGCGATATAACGCCCGCGACGTGGAATTGCTGGAGCGCGTTTATGAACGGCTCAAGCCTTGGGCGACCAATCACCCCAACCTGAACCTATACAGCGGGCGTTCGGCCTGTCCGACTTGCCAATCTAACCGGATCAAAGCGCGCGGGCTGAATTACGGCAAATCCGTAGCGCGCCAGCGGTGGCAATGCCTCGATTGCCATTCGTCATGGTCTGGTCAGATTGTCAAACCGGGAGAACAACCATGCGAAAGCGGAACGCCAAAACGCGCACGCGCTACCGTCACAAGCCGCGCCGGTTCCTCGACGCGGAAACCGGGCCGGACGATGAGCCGGACTGCGACGAACCGATCAATGGCGGCGGCAGCCAAGAATACAGCAACACGGAGGGCTAAGCGTTGAAAGAGATCCGCATGGCTGCAATCGCAATGGCCCCGATCAATTCACCGGGTAAAAAACAATGGGTATTTCACGGACGAATAGATGGCGAGTTGGCGAAGATCACCATAGATGTGGGGGACCATCAATTCAGGCTGATAGAATCGGATGAAGTCGAATTGCCCTGCGCTTGAGACATTTGCCTACGTCAAGTTTAACGAACTGGAGGACTTTGCATGTTGCGGGTGGCTGATGACGAATGCGCTGGTGGACACGCACCACGGACAATGGGCGGCGCTGATGAAAGCCCCGGCGTGTCCGGGAGAAACCCCTTGGCCTCGCAAGTCGCCGGCAACCACTACGCCAAGCTCGCCATCCAGCCGGTAGAATACATCCATCGCAACGGCCTAGATTTTCTACAGGGCAACATCGTCAAGTATGCCACGCGCCACAAAGACAAGAACGGCGCGGAGGATGTTCGGAAGATCATCCACTACGCGCAACTGATTTTGAAACTGGAATATGGCGAACACTAGTGTTGCGTTAGCGACGGGACATTTCGCTTAACAGTGTTCCATAAACAGATCACCAAGGCATGTCGTGATGCGTTTATGGATCACGCGGCGGTGATCGCTCACCCGGCGCAGATGATTGGCACGGCGCTCGTCTCGCTCATTGATAATTATCGGTCGCGAAATCGCCGGTCGAACCAGCGACTAAGCCATTCGTGAGCGCGCCACTGCAAGAACAGCAAGAGCCCGCACACGCAGACGATCATACCCAGCGCGATGGCGTGAAGTGCCATTCTCGCGCTCTCGTTAACGGCGTCCATCGGCTCGCTCCTGATAAATCAGCGTTCGCGCTTTACTGCGGCCTTCATGGCCTTCGCCAAACATGCCGGGTGCGCGTGAGCCACTTCGTTGTGCGTCATCCGGTAGCCCGCACCGCGCAGGGCCGTTGAACATCCCCATCCGCCATTCTTGCCGCAGACCCAGCAGCACCGACCGGCTAACGGTCCCTTGCGTGGCGCACGGTCGCGGTATGGCTCTATCGCCTTAATCATCGCCGCACCTTCTCCACGTCCTCTACGGTGATCTGCCCGGCCAGCAGCAGCCGCAGAACGATTGCCACGCACTCGGGGACTGATCGGTCCCCTGATACCCAGCGGCGAGCCGTGCGGGGGTCGGCGCCGAACAGCCTTGCCGCCCCGACCTGTGAAAGGTCGAGGCGGTCAATGGCGGCCCTGAATTGGGTGGGGGTCATTCCCGACCGCCGTAGGCGCGTTCCTCGAAATCGGCGGCGGCCTTGCCGTCGCACTCGATGGTGTAGGCTTCCTGCGCCAGATAGCCGTCGAGCAGGCGTTCCGCGTCGTAGTGCCCGGTTGCATCGCACCCCCAGAAGCGGCGCATGTCGCCGTCGAAGGCCGGAACCGGCTGGCCGTGGTAGTTGTCGGCCTGATCGGCGTTGCCGCGAACGATGGTGTCGTTCGGATTGAAGCCGTAACGGGCGGCGATCATGCGGACCTTGGTTTCGTTCAGGTGGCGGTAGCCGTGGACTGCTGTGCGGTGCATCTTGTCTCTCCATCGCCGGGCAGGATTGCCCTTGCTCATGGACGTAACCTAGGGCATTTGGCCCGTAGGGTCAATGGCCCTATTATCACGAATTGTTACAAAGCACAGTTGCGCTGTTACTGTCCGCGAACTTTCGCAACGGCAGCGCGGGCCGTGTCGCCAACATCAGCGATGAGTTTGCGGAGGATTTGTTCGGCTTCCTCTGGGCTTGACCACTCAACAGCCCACAGCATGTCTAGCTGCTTAGCCACGCCGTACAGTTCGGTCGCGGCGGCGGTCAGGCGGGCATTGGCTTCATCCTCCGCTCCGTATCCGTTGGCACAGTCGGCAATCGGGCGTCCCGCCGCATGGACGAAGGTCCGCGCATCCCCTTCGTATTCTGACTCTGCGGTCCACGGCCCCGGTGTATGCTTGTCCGTCATGTGCAGTCCCTATTGTGATGAAACTGGAAGAGCAGCCGGACGCTGGGCGAAGGCAGGCTTAACCCCGACGCCCGGCCCGCCAGCCGGTCGGGGAGACATGGCTGACGTTGCTCTATTCGTGTGATGGTCACAGTTCGCCCCTCATATATGAGGCAATCCTTGCGGCTGTTTCTGCCGTCATGCTCCCCTTCAGGGCGTTTGCGCGGTGGCTGATAATTCGCACGTTGCCGGGGACGTATCCCCGATCATTGTCAATGCGATCAAATGTTGCCTTCCCGCCGCCGCCGCTATTCCCAATTCCATAGACAAGCGGGATGCCCAGGATCGGACAGTGAGTTGGAAATTCAACGTCGCCAACCTCGATGGTGCATTCTAGGTGCGCGCGGAATGTTGCGGGAAACCGGCACCGGGCCGACGTGCGAAGTCCGGCCAGCATTTGTTTCTTGGTGGCATCGTCTGGCGGTGCAGACGGCACAGGTTCGGCACAGATACCCGCATGGTTTCTTGCTATGTTCACGGTTTACCTTTCCGTCTTAGCTAGCAAATTCAACGTTTTAAGGGGTGGGCGCTTTGTTCGGGACGAAGGGGTCGTAGGTTCAAATCCTATCACTCCGACCAATTTTGAGCAAGTTGGCACAGATACGGCACAGATTAGACCTCTGCCGCGTTCCTTTGCCAATCGGGGTGATGTCACAAATGCCTCCATGTCTTGTTGAGGAGGATCATGCTGATATTGCGATGACTAACCCCGAATTTCGCGCCGAGGGCCACGGTGGTCATCGACCGCCCAATCTGCCGAATTTCTATAACTTGGTCTGGGGTGAGCTTTATCTTGGGCGGACCGACGCGCCTTTCTTTCTTAGGGATACCAGCCCATCGCCGCTTAGCTGCGGCACGCGCGCCTTCTGAGTGCCTTCGCCGCCCATCGGGTGAATAGTTGTTGCGCTGCTCTTTTGCCGTCGCCCATCGGCAATTCTCTGGCGTATATGGTCCGGTTGGATCAATCCTATCTATTGACATTCCATCTGGTCGTTCCCCCATATCTGCCAAAAAATTCTTGAAACTACGCCAGCGTTCGCAAACATAAATTCCCCGAGCGCCGTATTGATGGTAGCTGCTGTGATTTGGGTTGTGGCAGCGGCTAACCATGCCAGACCACGCCCCATACATTCGATGTCTAGATTTCAGAGGCATTTTTTTGATACTCTGGATGATGGTGCCCGTACACCCGCTGGATCATCTCGACGGTCATCCCAAGTGACCCGGCGGCCTCCCATGCGTCCACGCCCGCCTGCATCAGCCACGTCGCCCGCGTGTGCCGCAGCGTGTGCGGGGTGACACCGGCAAGCCCGGCCCGATCCGCCGCCGCCTTCCACGACCGCCGCAGTTTGATGACGGCGGCCCCATCGTAATGGCACAGATACGGCGATGCCGCCCCGTCGAGCCGTTTCCAGCGCCGCAGGTGCGTTAAAATCCGATTTCCGAGTCGCACTGGCGGCGCTCGCTTCGTCGCACTGGTGGTCATCCCTGGGCGAATGCGGGCCATTACACCCGCCGATAGGTCTATCTGCGGCCATTGCAACCGTAGGATGACGCCGGATCGGGAGCCGGTGTAAAGCGCCAGCAGGATGAACCGTCGCAGGTGTTGCGTCCGCCGCGCGGCCCACAAGAGCCTGGCCGCCTCCGATCTGGTCAACCAGCGATCCCGAGGCGCGGACTTGGGCGGCATGACGACCGCCGGCACAGTCGTTAAGGGGCCGTGCTCCCGGTGCCAATGCTTGATGGCAGCTCGCAGAATTTCCAGATTGCGCCGAGCTGCGGCGGGCGTCCGGGTCACGGCATAGGCCCGACAGTTCCGCGCCGTCACGTCCGCGACGGTCTTGTCGCCCCACCACCTCGACAGCGTGCCGATTCCATATTCCAGATTGCGCGGCTCCCGCGTGTGCGGGACATGCTCGTTCAGATAGGCCAGGAGCACATCCGCGATCAGTGGTTCGCATGACGGCTCCGGGGTGTACTTGGCCGCGATGTAGCGCGAGAGGGCTTGCTGAGCCTCAATTTCAGTGCCGCCTGTGCGGATGAAATGCGGGCCGTCTCGGATGACGTATCCGCGTCCCTTTTGAAAGTAGAGGCGCGGGCCTTTGGCTCGACGCGGCATAGGGCGATCATCTCGCGGATAGCGTTCGGTGTCGTATAGAGCCTTTTGCCAATCCGAAACATTGTCAACCGGCCACGATCCGCCTCGGCGCGCAGCGTCCACACCGTAAACCCGAAGTGTTGGGCGGCGTCTGCCAAGGTCACTGGATCGTCGTCGCGGGTCATGGTCAGTCTTTAGCTGTTAGCGGACGCCATCTGCGGCTCGGCCTCACGCGCGAATAGATCGTCCTGCTTGTCCTGCGCGTCGAGATACCGGCAAGCCTGCCGCCAGTAGCTTTCCTTTAATTCGATGCCGACAAAGCGGCGGTTCAGTTTGAGAGAACTAACGCCCTCGGAGCCGATTCCCATGAACGGGGACAACACAATGTCATCCTCGTTGCTCCACATAATCAGCGCGCGTTCGATCACGTCGAGTTGCAGCGGGCACAGGTGCCGCTCATCGTTGGCGTCTTTCGCCGCCTTGACGTTCAAGACGTTGGATTGCCGAACGCTCATCCATACCGGCGATGCCCATTCCTGCCATTGGTCGAGCGGGAAATCCTCTGGCGTGTGATTGATCGGGTCCGGGTTGTCGCCTGGCTTGATGAACGTCAGCAGATAGTCCGGCATCCCGCCGCGTGACTTGCTGCTATCTTTTTGTAGTTGCTTGTAGAGCAAGCCGACATGCTTCGTGCGGGTCATTTCGACAACAGGGCATTTCCAGATCGTGCGGCGACCGTGCAAAATCCATCCGGCTTCTTCGTGGATCTTGATAATCTGGCCGCTGAAATCCTTGATGCCGACCGCGCCGTCCTTCCATTTTGTCATGGGAAGGTCGGAGCAATGAACGGCAGTTATCCGACCCGGCTTTGTGACGCGGAATTTCTCCCGCACCATGTAGAGATAGTGCAGGGCAAATTCATCGTCGGTTGAATTTCCCATGTCAGCCGCGCCCTCGGAATAGACAAACAGCGAGCCGAACGGCGGGCTGTAAACCGAGAAGCCGATGCTGTTCTCTGGAAACTGGCTCAGCACATCAACGCAGTCGCCGTTGATGGCTTGAAACCGTTTGCCGGAATGTTCGTTCAAGCAGCGCAAATCCACGGCGCAATCCTCGCTTTATGGGTTGGAACATACGGGGCCTTACGCACGGCGTTGCTACCGACCGCGCGAAGCATTGCCTCGCGCATGGACTTTTTCATCTTGCCGTGGTCGCCCGCCTTGCGGTCGATCACCCGGCCAATCGTGTCCTCGCCTTCCGCGACGATAAGATGAACATTCACGGCGCGCTTTTGACCGAACCGCCAGCAACGGCGGACGGCCTGGTAGTAAGTCTCGTAACTGTAGGAGCGACCGACAAACGCCATGCGGGCGCAATGTGACCAGTCCAAACCGAATCCGCACATCGACGGCTTGGCGATCAGATGCTTGGCCTCTCCGCTCGCGAACGCATCTAGGCGCGTTTCCTTTTCGTCAATAGAATGCGATCCACGAACGTCAATCGCGCTCGGCACCGCTGCCTTGAGCGCGTCGGCCTCGTAGTCGGTATCGCACCAGATCAGCCACGGCTCGTTAGGCTCTGCCGCCACAAGCGATGCAGTCATTTCCGCGCGGGCCTCGATGGTCTGCCGCTTCACGTCATGCAGCTTCGTGGCCGACATGACCGGAGCGCCGAACATATCGGCCAGTTCGTTATCAATCTTGCTGTCCCGCGACTTGTGCCGGTTCACACTGTACGCCGGCAGGACGAACGCCGCGTCGTCTCCCGCCTTGCCGGTCAGGTCCGATGGCTTCTCAGCCATCCGCGCCCATGACGCCATCCAATCCCAAAACGCGCCAACCGCATGGCCCTTCAATCGCCACTCTTGCGAGGCCGTGGACGCATCGTTGATGAAGAACCGCGATAGCATTTCATTCGCGGCCATGATTTCCAGGAACTCGGCATAGTTTCCCAATTCCATATGATCGTTTGGAGCAGGCGTTGCCGTCGCCACCAGCTTGAACCGCGCGCCCTTGTGCGCTTCGATTAGCGCCCGCGTCGTCTTGCCGGTGAAGCTCTTGAGGATCGATGCCTCGTCCAGTGACACAATCTGAAACGATCCGGCGTCGATCTTGTCGCGGCGGTCATAATTGCAGATGTTGATGCCTGGGCCGGCCTCGGATTGCTCGCGAATAACGCGGGCCTCGTAGCCCCACCGCTCTGCGCGCTTCTTTGTCTGCTGCGCGACCGCGAGCGGCGTCCAGATCAGCGCGGGCTTGTTGATGGCCTCAATCGCGCGCTGGCAGAAATCAAGTTGAACCTCAGTCTTGCCAAGGCCAGTATCGAGGAAGCACCCCGACGACCCGGCCCGCAAGGCAAACTCGACACAATGGCGCTGGAACGGGAATAGATGGCCCGCCAGTTCCGGCGTTTGTTTCAGCCCGCGCTCGGTCGCGCGAACCGCCTTTGATGCCAGAAAATTCAGGTAGTCACGGTTCATGTGCGGTCAGCCTTTAGTTGGTAATGCTGATGCCGGGGAACACAGCCGCACGAATTTCCCCGCACTCGTTGCATTGGGCGTATGGGACGAGTGCAGCATCTTCATCAAGATTGATATTCCAGCATCCGCAGCAATGTTTAGCGCGTTCGGTCCCGTCCGCATTTGTGCTGTGGTTCGCCCAAGTTTTTAGTGCTATTCTCATCGGTTCACTCTGCGGTGATTTCGTCGTAGACCTGTTTGCCGGTGTCGTTCATCGTCTGCGCTCTCTAGTCGTTCTTGTCGGCGTTAAGCAGAAGCCTGTTCGGCCATTCCCAATCAGAAACAGGCATCGCATGTGCAGTGCGGACGCTTGCCGCTCTCGCAATACGAACTGGCGTCGTGCGACGGGTGGAACGATGTACCAGCCTCCCGCTCGCGGTCGCAGGATTGGCACTCGCCGGGCGCGAGCTTGTGCCGGCGGGCTGGGTTCGCCCGCAGGGCTTCGACTTGTTCGAGTAGCGTTGGCATGTGCGGTCCCTTTTCAATCAATCGTTCGGCTACAGTTTCCGTAACTATGTCCGTCTCACAACGCCGCCGCCGTTCACTAGTCGAATGTTCGGTTCATCGCGTCCAAGTAAGACTCCATCCACTCAACAACGAGCAGGATCGCCGTATCGGGGTCCTGTCTTTCCATCCCGCGAACAAGACGGGCTAATACAGTCCCCAACGCGATATACATAGGCGAGCGGTCGGCGTCGGGTGTGTCGTACTTTTTGCAAAGGGCTATCCATCTTTCACCCAGCTCAATGCCCTCATCGACTGGCACAGGTTCATCGGCGTTCGCGTTCCACCATCGGGTTTGATTATTTAGAAACACCACATCGGCCATCGGTTCACTCTGCGGTCTTTAGTGCTGCGTCGATCATGTCGTTCCAGTATGTCACGCGGTCGTCGTCGGAAACGTAATCAAAGGAGTTAGTTTCCCCGCCGTATGAAAATGAGGTTGTTCCGCAATAGATTTCTTTCATTGCTGGCGTCATCTCACGCATCGCCTCGATGGCGGCGCGGGCTAGTGGCTCTGCCGTTTGCAGGCAACACCCATCAATACCGCCAACTTGGCAGCAACGCGCGGTGCCGTGTTCGCTTTCATCTCCGAATTGCTTAAGACAGATCGCCCGTGCCACTCGTTCGACCATCGTCATGTGCGGTCCTTAGCCGCCATAGTATTTGAGCACGCGCTTCATGGCGTCGATGAGTTTCCGATCCTCGTCCGGGTCATCCATGTCTGCCTTGATGTATTTTATCGACCGGCGAAGACGAGCGCAGACCAGCGCGTCGAATGCGTCCGAGTCGATTGGAAGATTCACGTAGTGCTGTTTCATCGCTTGACTATGCCTCCACCAATTTTCGCTTTGAACGGCCCGCCGCGCGACGTTTGGAAACGGCTCTTGCGTTTGATGCCTGCTTCTCTTTTTCGGATGCGATTAGACTTCGCAATCGCCGGTATGTCGCGGCCATAAGTCTTTTTCCCGTGGCACTCGTCACAGAGAACTCGGCAGTTATCGAGCGTCGCAGTTCCGCCAAACGCTGCGGGCTTGTCGTGGTCATAGTCAAAGTGCCCTGGGCGAAGAATACCGCCGCAGCTCTCGCAGCGTCCGCCGCTTCGTTCATACGCCTCCGTTCGCGTGCGATTGCTGAACTCATGGCGCTTCAAATCTTCATGGCTCGATAGTTTGCACCCGCGCTACGCCACGCCTCAATCTTGAGTGCGGCGGCCTCACGAAGTCCCTTCATCGTTTCTAGTTCACCGGCGGCCACAGCCTCGGCCTCAATCGCGGCCACGTATCCCTCGCTGGCGTATGCTTCGCGCTCTTGAGCGGACACGGGGATGCCCGCGTGTTTTTTCATTTCCAGGGCTTTGATGTGTTTGGTCATCCGCTCGGTGCGGATTGCGTTTGCCTTGGCTGCGCCGACATCGGCTGCGTTGTCGCGCAGCCAATCAAGCGCCTTCTCTACGTCCGCTTCCGATACGAGTTGATTGGTCATCCTGCGTTCCAGAGATCAAAAGGGCACTTCGTCGCCGTCCATATCGTCCGCTACTGGCTTACGCGCGGCGGGCTTACTGGCGGGCTGTCCGTCCTTGCGCTTCACCGAGAAGCTAAGCGCCGGTGCCCTCTCGCCGGCATCTTCCTTGCGCCGCCAGGCCGAAACCCAGTAGTCGTGCCCATCGACGTTGATTGACCCCGTAAAGTCCGGGTCGCGTTCGCCGCGCTTCTTCTCGTTCTTCCAGATCGCGCCGCGATTGGTGTTGTCGTACTCTGTCATTTAAGCCGCCTTCTGTTTGAACGACTGTCGCTTCTGTTCGACGCGCGCCATGACGCGCCCGTGAACTTTCGGGGCCGCGCTTTCGAGACGTTCAAGAGCCTCGGCGTTGTCGGCCATCCATTGCTCGACCTCGCCGGCATCGCGGGCCGTATCGACGGCAGCGACGAACAACCCGCCCCACGTCATTTCATCCTTGGCTGTGATCTTGTGCGGGCCGATCTCGCCCGTCTCCGGGTTGACCGGCGCTTCGGGTTTCTTGGGTTTGATCGGGCTGGGAGTCGAGGCCGTCTGCTCGGTTGTCCGCGCGCCCTCCGCGTCGTCGTCCTCGTCAGCAGCAATGCAGGCGATTGCCGACAGTGAGTAGCGGCGGGCGTAGGTGAGGGCGCTACCAAGCTCTTGCGGTTTGGCCGCCATCGGTAGCGGGTATTCGCTCGCAACCCATTGGCCGGTTGAATGACGCAGCGTCGTAACCAAGGCGAAGCCGCTGTCGCGGATTTCCGTGGTCTGCGTGTAGCTCAGGCCGTTGTCGGCCAGTGGCGCGCGGATCGCGTCAATGACGGCGGCAAGGTCCGCGTACTTGTTCTTGAAATGTGGGTTGGTCTTGTTGAACGCTGCGGCCCTCATCTGGCCCTGTGCCTTCGCTAGTGCGGCGGCGAGATCGGCGGTTTGTTCGGATTGCATGATTATTTACTCCTTTTCGCGGATTGAGATTGCGCCAGCCTTTGAGCGGCTGGCTGCGATGCCGTGGCCGACACATTTGATGGCGTCTGCCGGGATGATTGACTTGAGCGCCTTGGTCGCGGCCTCGTTGTCCTTGTACGCTTGGCGCGTCGTGATCCACGTCACGGCGTTTGACGCCCACTCGTTGTTGCCGGTCATGTCGTAGATCTTTTCAGCCTTGACGGGTGCGGCGATGGGGGCGAGCGCGACGGGCGGCGTCAGGTCGCGCACGCACTCCATGAATTGCAGGGCGCGCATCCAGAGTTGGTTAGCGTAGTCTTGATCGAGCGTAACAATCTCGATAACTGGCTCCCGCGCGCCTTCGATGATTGAGAACACGCACTGCTTCGCTCCAGTCACCAACATCTGCCAATGAGCCTGCGGCGCGTAGCGTTCAAGGATCGCGTTTGTTTTCTCAAACCCGCCGACGTGCTTGCATTCGACAGGGGCCGACAGATCGTCGTCCCACCCGTCAAGCGTGGCCGCCGCCCATTCGTGGTGTTCGCGCAGCACAACATCGCCGCGCCGTGACAGTGGTTTGCCGGTACGCTTCTCATACCAGTCGAGATTGAGGCTTTCGGTATGCGAGCCGAGTTGAACGGCCCAAATGTCGCTCAAATCTTCGTCCACAAAGGACGGGTCACCAACAAGCTCGCGCCAGAGGTTCATGATCTTCTCCGGGTCGCCCGTCATGAGGCAGGCAACACGGCTGGCGGTCAGCTTACCGTCGCGCTGGCGGATTTGATCGGGACTAAGCATTACACCGTCCTCCGATGTGTCGCGCGCAGCCCCTGCGCTATTGATGCGATGTGATAGGCTTCCCGCGCAGCGGCGTGGGCCTGCCGGTAAACTCGTTCCGCTGCGGATTGCGCGCGTTCCATCTGCCCGCAGGCGATAGCGTCAATCATTTCGGCGTAAGCGGCGGTCGCCGTGGTTAGCGCGGACTCTGCCTTGCCAGCAAATAGGTCGAGGCCGCTCATATCGCACCCGACATGATGCCCGCCCAAAGCCCGACGAAGGCGAGGAACAGAGCCATTCCGCTGAGTTCGATGAGGTCTAGGATCATGTTAGCGTCCTCGGTGTTCTCTAAAGATCGGTGCTGCTGTTGCTCAAACGGCGTCGGCCATCTCGTCGTGGAAGCTGTCCACGATGTGCCGGTCGTAGTGCGCCTCAAGCTCGTTGATGATTGCCCCGTGAAGCGGGTCACTCGGGACAATCTCGCATTCGACGGGCCTGCCGCTCTTGGGGTAGCCTGTGAGATAGACCCTGCGAACGAACCACTGGCTGTTGCGGTCGATTTCGATTTCGACTGATCCCGAAACAAGGCCAGCCGTCAGGGCGTTGCCCGCGTGATCGGTGAAGCGGCGCAGGGGCAGATCGTCGAAGGAATAATTCCAGCGCATTTGATCCTCCTAAGCAGCGGTTAGTGCGGCAATGTTGGCTTTGTGGATGACCTTGGCGCGTTCGACGGCCCGCGCGATTTCGCGGCGGTATTCGTCAAGCGTCACGGTGCGATACGGACCCCACACCACGTTGCCGCGTTTGTCGGTGCCGATCTGGTCCCGAATTTTCCAAGTGTGTTCAGCGCGTTTGGCGTTCATGTGCGTTCACTCCGCACGCGGATTTCGTAGCGGTCCGGGTGGATGACCTCGCCGCCCGTGCGGGCGAGGGTAGCGGCGATCCGATCCTTGTGGGCGATCTGCTGGGCAACTTGGCGTTCGATGGTCATCTCGTCCTCCCGTGTGTGCGTCTCGATCTGATGGGTGCAGGTTATTTGCGTATCTCAAATAAGTCAACCAGAAATTTTGCACTTTTCAAAAAGAATTTTCGTGCGCCTTGCGAACGGTTGGAATTTGTGGGCAAATCGACATTCAGGAAATTGGGGGGGCGCATGGATCGTTCCGCAACCGAATACCTATTGAATGAGGCCACGCAGGCCATGTGCCGGATGCTCCCTCGCGACCCTGAACACGCCAGAGAGGTGGGCGCCAGGGTGGCTAAACTGGCCGGGGCGCGGCCCCCCTACCGTCTGCACGGAATAGCCGCCCTGTGGGCATCTCTGGCCGTTTGCGCGGCCTTTGGAGTGGCCACTATTCGGGGGGCGACGGCCACAACAGACCCGCCGCACCGCACCTTTGATGTCGAATTGCTGGAAACGGTGGTCGGCCCGGACAACCCGCTACAGGTCCGCTTCACCAGCCACCGCAGCAGGTTATGCAAGGCCGATCTAGAGCGGATCGTGCTGGACGCGGATGGTTCCCCCGTTCACGCCATACGGCGGCCCGGAATCGGACAGGCTGTCACAGCCGAGCCGATAACCCGCACCGTGCGGGTTCCGTTGCCCCATGGGCTTCCCGTGGGAAAATACACCTACCGATACACGATTTATTCCGACTGCGGGGGTGACATCTTTGCGGACCAGGGGCCAGATCTGCCATTTGAAATCAGGAACTAAGTCCGCGCCTTGGGCGGGCGACCACGGCGAGGGGTGGGCCTGGGCTGTTCCGGCTCTGGCCGGTAGTTGTACAGGGCGCGATTAAATTCGGGCGTGTTGTTCCGCGTCACGCCGTTGATGACCCAGAACGGATCGACGCCGAAGGACTCCCATAACCCCACCAGGGCCTCATAGGGCACCTTACTGCGTCCGCTGAGATAGCCGCTCCATGTGCCAGCGTCATGGACCCCTGCGCGGCGCCCAATTTCTCCCTGCGTTAGTCCGGGCTGCGCTTGTTCCATCGCTCGGCACATGCGGGTCATCCGCGCGGCAATCTGCGGTTTTAATTTCTCGTCCGGGTCCATCTCGGCCACCGGCTAACACCTCCCTGTTGATCTGCAAATAACAATTTTCAACAATTATTTTGCGAACGCTTGACTTGTTTGAGAAACGCAAATAATCTGCACGCATGCGAAAGATGCAGACAGCCTCAGAGGCAATCGACGCGGTGGGCGGCACGGGCGCATTCGCCCGCTGGTACGGCGTTGACGATGCGACGGTTTCACTGTGGCGCACCCGTGGGTTCCCGGCGAGATCGTTCATTCTGATGGGCGAGCGGCTGCGGCAGGAGCACCGGATCGACGTTCCGCCGTCTGCTTGGAAAATGCTTGAGCCGGTGCGCGAATGACATCACCGGCACCCGCCCAGCTCGATCACCCGCGCGATCAGCGCGGCGGCACCAGCAATCAACGTCATCCACTCACGCACGGGCGGCACCTCCCGTTATCGCCTGCCGTAGCTCCCGTGTGTGCCACTGACCACGGCGGGCGCAACTCGGGGACGGAGTACGCAACACGTTTCTCCGTCCCCGCCTTTCCCGCGCATCGGGGCTTGCGCGGTTCAGTTCTTTTGAGTGATCAGGGAGTTTTATCATGCGTACTGAGTACCGCGACGGCGCTGCCGCACATAACGAAACGCTACGCAAGATTTCGCATGGCGCTGCAAGAATTTGCAGATGCCGCTTCGGCGCAGCCTGGAAGGGGCTTTATCCGTTCAAGGCTGCGGAAGAACTTGCACACCGGACCGGCTGTTCGCAACGAACAGCGTCCTATCAATTATCCGGCGAACACGAACCGAGCGCGCGGTCGATTTGTGCGCTGGTGAACGAGTGTATGCGGATGGACTAACTAACCCCACCCGGTTTCGAGCATCCCGCTCATTCAGGCAATCACGCCTTACGAAAACAATGAAAGGGGTTTCTCGGAGAAGGGGCCGGGTGGGGACTGATTCGGATGTTTCAGTAACAGTGCGTCGCGAAGCACCGGGCGGACAGGTGCATTTGTCGGGGGTCGAATGCTGACCGAGCTACAGCGCCAGCGCGAGGCGCACAAAGCTGTTCGCGCAAGACTATGGTCCACACCAAAACCAGAACCAAAGGTCGTTCCGATCAAGGATCGCGACGAACCAAAGCCGGTCCCGATCTACCAGATCACGGCGAATGTCCCGCTCGGTAACATCGTCCACTTCACGGGACTCATCGTTCGCCCGCATATCGTCCACAAGCGCAGACCGTACCTGGATGACATCATCAACGTGGTGGCCGACTTCTACCGGCTAAGCGTTCGCGACATCAAATCCGTCCACCGCGACACCGTGACGGTGCGGGCGCGGCACATGGTTATTCATCTGGCCCGCGAGATGACGCCGCTCTCCCTGCCGTTCATCGGTCGCAAGCTCGGCGGCAAGGATCACACGACGATCCTTCACGGGGCTCGCCGCATGAAATCGCTGGTCCGCGATGATCCGCGCACGGCGGACGAGGTTGCCATTCTCAAACTGAAAATCTCTGACCTGTTGGGCAAGTGGGGCAAAACTGATGCTGAGTAATTGGGACAAGGAACGTGACGGTCTGTTGAAGGATTTTCATGCCATCGGCATGGCCTACGCCGCAATCGCGCATGAAATCAACGGGCAGACCGGATCGGCGTTCACAAAGAGCGCAATAGCCGGTCGAGCGAAGCGCCTTGAATTGCCAATCCGAAAACCAGGAACTCGCGGCGCTGGCCGCCCGTCTCTAAGGCCCGCGCCCAAGCCGATTGGCCCGGTCGAGAGCTTGAACGTCTCGTTGATCGACCTTCACGCGGACCAATGCCGCTATGTCACAAGTGGCGATGGGGCGGCCACTTTTTTCTGCGGCCATCCCACGGAACGCGGGCCGTATTGCCCGTGGCATCGCACGTTTGTCTATGTGCCAGTTGAGTTGCGTATCCGTCAGAAACAACAGGAACGCAACCATGCCGCCGAGCAAGGACGATCTGGAATTTCAGCGTCGTATTGACGAACTGCGCGCCGTCTTGAAAAAGCTTGGCGTCAACCCGGACGAACAGCGCGGGCGGGTGAAGCTCGCGCAATGTCTCGCCGTCATTGCCGGTTCGACGGAGAGCGCGGCGTGACTGAGGAGGCCATTCATCGCGCCGTTGTCGATCACCTGCGCGCCTACGGCAATCCCGAGGCCGTGTGGTTTCACGTCGCCAACGGATCGAAGGCTAGTCCGCAATACCGGAGAAAGCTTGCCGCCCTGGGTTTGCGTCCAGGCGTGTCTGATTTGATCTGCCTGCACAACGGTGAAGCCTTTGCCCTTGAACTTAAACGCGAAGCCAAGGGCAGAGTTTCAGCGCATCAAAATAAATTTCTGTCCGATTGGCGGAATGCGGGAGGGCATGGCGTGGTCGCTGAAGGTCTGGACGAGGCTTTGGCCTGCATCAAGGCATGGGGGTGGTTGAGATGAGCAAGCCGTGGATGAAATTCTATCCGGCGGACTGGCGAGCCGACCCACGCCTGCGGATGTGCTCGCTCGCCGCGCGTGGTTTGTGGATCGACCTGATGTCCTACATGCACGAGGGCCGGCCTTATGGGTATCTGACAATCGACAGCGTTGTGCCGGACGTGACGAACATCGCCGCACTGGTTGCGCGCCCTGTGTCTGAGGTCCGCAAGGCGCTGATCGAGCTTGAGGCAAAGCAAGTGTTCAGCCGGGCGGAGAACGGAGCGATCTACTCCCGACGCATGGTGAGGGATAAGGCCAAGGCAGAGGCGGACGCAGCGAACGGTAAAGGCGGGGGTAATCCCAACTTGCGACCCGAGGTTAACGGGGGGGTTAACGGGGGGGTTAACCCCCCGGATAAAGCCCAGATACTAGAAGCTAGAAACCAGAAAGAAAGAACCGAAGCTAACGCTTCGGGCGCTGACGCGCCGCCCGACCCTCGGACGAAATTATTTAGGGAAAGTCTCGAAACACTCGCCCGGATGACCGGCAAGACCCCGGATTCGTGTCGGTCGCTGGTCGGAAAATGGCTCAAATCCGTTGACGACGAAGCAATCCACGTCATCGCCGCGATTGAGGACGCCGAACGAAATCGGATTGCCGACCCTGTTGCGTGGATCAATCGAACCCTGAAACCACGAGGAGCCGATGCAAAAACTGCCCGCAATGGACTCAGCCAAGCTCTCGAAATCCTTGGCGATGACATCCGAGAAACTGAGCGAAGCGAAGCGTGGGGCACGCCGCCTCCTCGGTTGCTATCGAACGGGTGACGCGAACGATCCCGAGACGTACATCGCAGCCGTGGTGTCTGTGCTGGCGCGGTACCCAGACTCGGTTATTCGGGACGTGACGGAACCCGCAACGGGATTGCCGGCAAAGCTGAAATGGCTGCCCAGCATCTCAGAAATCCGCGAGGAGTGCGACATTCTCGCCGCTCGAATAGCAAGGCGCGAGCAGTTGGATCGTGAATTGGCCGAACAATTCGCGGCGCGAAATCCGCAGAGATTGCTTGCGAAAGAGCGTGCATGACCAGCAAGAACGAAACGGCGTTCCTCTTGCGTTTGAGCAAACGCGACCGGGAACGCGCTGAACTGCTTAGCCAAGTTTACGATTTTCCGATTTCGGTTGTTCACAGGGCCGCGCTGCGGGTTTTGTTTTCGCTCGCCGGATTGCCCGATGACGAGGGTGATAGCACCAATATGCTATAATGCTTTCAATGGAGGCTCGCATTGACGGTTATCGCATTCCGCCCGCGCGACCGGGCAATCCAAGAGGCCCGCGCCGCAGAGCTTCCACATCGCAAGGAATACGCAAACCCGTCTGACCAGCGGATTGGTTCGCCGCTCGGCAAGGCCGCGATCATGGGGCTTATCAACGCGGCTGAGTTCGACGCGGGCGTTCGTTGGGGCAGGTGCCACAGCGATTACATCGACACGATCACCTCCCCGGAGGATCGGACGCAAGCGAGATGCGAGCGCGCCGTTGATGAATACATGCGGGGCATCTACATCCTCGAAAAGCATCCCAAGCGGGTGTTTCACGCGGTTATGGCCTTGGCGGCATACGGCGAGGACTGGGGCGATCTGGAATACGTAGCGCGGGCTGCTCAGATTGGGTTTGACGCGCTCGCCAGAGAATTTTGAGTCGCGCGAGGCCGCCCGCCACCCTTTGCATAACGCGGGTGTATGACGGGTCCGGACGGGATAGCCCGCATGAGACGCGGGGGAAGGCCGAATATGAAATCTCGACGCCGCACGGAAGCACTGCGCGTTGAGACTTGCCGCGCCAACGTATGGCCTGTCGCCATCATGGTTGAGGCAATCGACCTTGAGCGCGTGAGGCGGAAACTGCTCAATTCCTATGGTGGGCCAAGGCTTGCGACCAGCGAACGGGCGATCAGGCGGGACATGGCGCGGTATCTGTTGGACATTGCGGCACCGGCGGGCGTGGCCTGAAGGCCATAAAACAATAGGGCTGAAATGGGCAAGCGGACGGGAAAACCCCGAGGCCGCCCGAAAGGCGTTCCAAACAAGATCACGACCGAGCTTAAGGAAATGATCCTGGAGGCCGCACACCAGGCGGGCGGGGCAGACGGCACGGTTGGTTATCTAAAAACACAGGCGGGAGCCAATCCCACAGCGTTCATGTCGCTGTTGGGCCGCGTGCTGCCGTTGCAGGTCGGCGGCGACAAGGACAACCCGCTGACCGTGCGAAACATCATAGAACAGCACATTGTCGATCCTAAGAGTTGACGTTCCGCGCGCATTCAAACCGCTGCTGGTTCCGAAACGATACAAGGGCGCGTATGGCGGGCGCGGCTCTGGCAAGAGCCACTTCTTTGCCACGCAAATGGTTGTGCGGTGCTACCGGCAGTTAACTCGCGCGGTCGGCATCCGCGAAATTCAGTTGAGCATTCGGGACAGCGTTCGCCAGCTTTTAGCGGACAAGATAGCGGCGCTGGACCTCGGGCGGCACTTCACGGTGCTGGATACCGAGATACGCTGCGACAACGGCTCGCATATCGTGTTTCGAGGGATGCAGAGCTACAACGCTGAGACGATCAAGTCTCTGGAGGGCTATGACTTGGCGTGGGTTGAGGAAGCCCAGACGCTTAGCCAGAAGTCGCTAGACCTGTTGCGCCCGACGCTCCGCAAGGAAGGGTCGGAAATGTGGTTCGGCTGGAACCCAAGGTTCCGCACCGACCCGGTTGACGTGTTCTTCCGCAAGTTTCCATCTGCTGAGAAGATCAGCGTCGAGGCGAACTGGCGCGACAATCCGTGGTTCCCGGAAGTTCTTCGCAAGGACATGGAGAACGACAAGGCGGATGATCCTGAGCGCGCCGAGCATGTCTGGGAGGGTGGTTATGAGATCGGCCACGGCGCGATCCTCGCCCGCGAGATTGAGCGCGCTGAGAGGGCTGGCCGCGTCAATGACGAGGTGGCTTATGACCCCAAGGGGCCGCCCGTTGAAATCTCGTGCGACATTGGACTGCGCGACACATCGACGTGGTGGTACTGGCAACGCCGCGTCGGCGGCGCGGCCATCATCGACTATGACCGCGATTCCGGCCTACAGGCCGAGGACTGGATTAATCGCATTCAGAAGCGATTGACCGACAATGGTTACAAGTTGGGGCGCGTATGGCTGCCCCACGACGCCCGCAACAAGACGTTCTCTGCGAAGTACACTGCTGTTGAACAATTCCTGCGGGCCTTCGGAATGGGCAAGGTCGGCATCGTTCCGATCAGCACCAAGCCCGACCGCATCAACGCGGCGCGCACGTTCGTTAAACGGTGCGAGTTTAACAAGACCAGGTGCGAGGCCGGTTTGGATGGGCTTCGCGCGTGGGAATTTGAGTGGGACGAGGAGAACAGGATTTTCTCCCGTGAACCGCTTCACAACTGGGCGAGCCATGACGGCGACGGCTTCTCATACGGTTGTCAGGTGATGACCGGACACATGCCGCCCGAAGATGAAAAACCCGAGCCGCCATTGCGGGGTGCCGAGAACATGACCGTGGACGAGCTTATCCGCATGACGGGGCCGGTGAGGATTAGGGTTTGATGGAATACGGCCCATCGACCGAACCCGAAGGCAAGAACGACAAAACCGAGAAGAAACAGAGCGGACGGCTGCGTAAGTACTGGCGGGAGATCGAGGCGTATCACAAGGCTGCCCAGGACTGGCACGAGCAGTCCGATAAGATCGTCAAGCTCTACCTAGACCAGCACCGCACGCACGCCAGCTCTAGGCGCTTCGCCCTCCTGTGGTCGAACATCGAAACGCTGAAGCCCGCCGTTTACGCAAAGACGCCGAACGTCCTGTGTTCTCGCCGGCACAAAGACCCCGACCCGGTTGGCAGGACGGCAGCGGAGATATTGGAGCGCGCGACCAACACGGCATTGGACCTGGGGCGGGCTGACGAGCGGTTCCGCATGGTGCGGGATGACCGGCTGCTGGCTGCCCGTGGTCAGGCGTGGGTGCGCTACGAGGCCGAACTAACCGGCGACAAAATCCAGTCCGAGAAAGCCTTGGTGGATTATATCCACTACAAGGACTTCGGGCACAACGTCGCGAACACATGGGCCGATGTCTGGCTGGTTTGGCGCAGGGTTTACAAGTCCCGTGCAGAGGCTAAGAAGCGGTTTCCGAAGTACGCCGAAAAGCTGAGTTATACGGCCAAGACCGCATCCGACGACGACAAGGAACTCGGTGAGCACAAGGCTTGCATATACGAGATTTGGGATAAGACGCTCAACAAGACGTGCTTTATCTCGAAGGACTGCCCGGAGGTTCTTGAGGACGGCCCACCGCCGATTTCGTTCCGCGATTTCTTCCCATGCCCCGAGCCTTGCTACGGATCGAAGACCAGCAAGAGTTTGTTCCCCACTCCCGATTATCGTTACTACCAAGACCAGGCGCAGGAGATCGACGATCTAACCGAGAAGATCGCGAACCTGACGGATTACCTGATGATGCGGGCGTTCGTCCCGGCGGGACCGTCCGGTGATGGCGCGGATTCTGTCCGCATCATGATCCAGAACCTTCAAAGCGACATCACGTCGAACAAATCCATCTTCGTCCCTGTCGAGTCGTGGGCGGGCTTTGCCGAGAAGGGTGGGGCCAAGGGCCTGATGGATTGGCTGCCCGTCGATATGGTCATTCAGGCGTTGCAGGGGGCTATTGAGGCGCGCAACCAGCTTGTGCAAGACGTTTACCAGATCACCGGCATTGCTGACATTCTGCGGGGGCAGACCGATCCCGACGAGACGCTTGGCGCGCAGCAGTTGAAAGCGCAGACCGGCGCTCGGCGTGTCAAGAACAGCAAGGACGATGTGGCGCGGTTCTGCCGGGACATCGGCCAGCTTGTTGCCGAGGTCATTGCCGAGCAATTCCAGCCGCAGACCATCGCGGACATGTCTGGTTATGCCTATGTGCCGGCGCCTCCGGTTCAACCCATGATGCCGCAGCAGCCGGGTATGCCCGACCAGCAGCCGATGCAGCAGCCCGTGCAGCCGCCTAGCGGCAAATCGTTTGACGACAAGGTTCTGCAGTTGCTCCGTGACGACCGGATGCGCGGCTTCCTGATCGACATCGAGACGGACAGCACGATACAGCCGGATGAGGATGCGGAGAAACAGCGCCGAACCGAGTTCATCACGGCGACGGGCGGGTTCTTGCAGCAGGCGTCGGAAATGATGGCGGGTGCGCCTGCCTTGGCCCCGATGGTGAGCGAAATGCTCCTGTTCGGTGTTCGCGGCTTCCGTGTCGGTCGGCAGATGGAAGACGTGATAGAATCCACGCTCAAGAACGTCGCTCAGGAACTACAGCAGCGCCAGCAGCAGCCGGACCCGAAGGTCCAGGCCGAGCAGATGAAGGCGCAGGCGCTACAGGCCAAGACGCAGGCGGATATGCAGGCGGCGCAGGAAAAGCATCAGTTGGAGTTGCAGAAGATACAAGTTCAGGCGCAGGCCGACATGCAGATGATGCAGGCGGAAATTCAGGCGCTTTACGAAAAACTCGGCATCGAGCGCGAACAGATGCAACTTGAGGCGCAGGCTGACCGGCAAAGGCTGGCGATGCAGGCAGCGTCTGACCAGCAGAAGATGGCCGTGCAGCAGCAGACCCACGAAATGCAGTTGGACGCCGCGCAGCAGCAGCACGCATTGGGCCAAGAGGCGGCAGAGCATAAGCACGCCATCGGCATCGACATGCTGAAACAGAAGGCCAAGAGCGCAACGAGTGCCACGGCTTAGCGTTGTCCGGTACGAACGAACAACCGATAAGCCCGGCGTGTTCCGTGGCGGGATCGGATGCGAGGAGATGCGGGCCGGTGATGTCACGTACATCGTCGTCAATGATGACACGGGCCTGGCGTTCAAGCATTGCACGCGCGAGCCGAATGGCGTTTGGGTCGATGACCAGACGGTCGAGAATTGGGTTGAGCCGGAACAGACCGCCGTTCCCTATGACTGGTTCGAGAATATGCAATGACTGACTACGGCCCGCCCTACGTTTACCGAGACGGCCAGATTGTTTCCAAGTGCGTAGCAGGCCCACGTCATGCCTCGTCCAAGGCTCCGAACGTCATATCCGACACGATGGAGCCGCTTCGCCACATGGGTACGGGGCGCATCCTCGATAGCAAGTCTGCGTTTCGTCAGGACACCATCGCCAGCGGCTGCGTCGAGGTCGGCACCGACCCCGCCGCGTCACGACCGCCGCCCAAGGTTCAACCCCGTGGCATTCACGAGGACGTAAAGCGCGCTCTTGCTGAGCTGCGTTCCCGATAAACCAAGGATGATTTATGCCTGTCGAGCAAGCTGAAAAGCCCGAGATTGACGACGCATACGCGGACGCCCGCGCTGCACTTGAGGAATTGAAGAACGGCCCCGCAGATGTCGAGGAGACGGTAGAGGCCGCGACTGATGAGCCGGTAGAAACCGCGCAGGAAACCGCCGAGCGCGTCCGTGACGAGAGGGGACGGTTCGCTCCCAAGGAAGCCAAGGCAGACGAGCCCGCCAAGGTCGAGGCCAAGGCAGAACCGGAGGCGATTGAGCGGCCCGCTGATCCGAAGCTAGAGGCTCCGGTTCAGCAGACCGCTCAGGTTAGTGCGCCGCCTCCGGGCTTCTCGGTAAAGACTAAGGCGGAATGGGACAAACTCCCCGAGTACGTCCGCGCCGACATCGTGAAGCGCGAACAGGAAGTCTCGGACGGCTTCAAACAATACTCAGGCATGAAAGAGATCATGCCTTATGTCGAGATGGCGCAGCGTGGCGGCACCACGCTCAAGGCGGCCCTCGACAACTACACCGGCCTGGAAAATCTACTCAGGCAGGATGTGGTCAAGGGTGTTTCACAGATCGCCGCCAACATGGGGACGCACCCCGTGGAATTGGCGCAACGCATTTTCCAGGCATACGGCCAGCAACCCTTTCAACAGGTGCAGGCCGATCCGTCGAACCCTCAACCGTTCGACCCCTCAGTGCTGCAACAGCATCTAAACCCGCTTTTGCAGAAAGTATCCACTTTAGAGCATCACATCACGCAACAGCAGCAAGCCGAGCAAGCGCGCCAGCAAAGCGTCATTTACACCGCTATGGAGCGTTTCAAGTCAGACCCCGCGCATCGCTATTTCGAGAACGTTCGACCGTTGATGGCTCAACTATTCAACGGGGGCGTAGTCCAGGAAACCGGCGACACACTCGCGGATATGAAAACGGCTTACGAGATGGCCTGCAATCTTGACCCCGACATTCGCGAACTCTCGTTCAAGGAGCGGATCGCGAAGGACGAGGCAGACCGCAAGCAGCGTGAAAAAGATGCAGCGGACAAGGCGCGTCAAGCGTCACGGTCCATCACCGGGTCGCCATCGGCTGCCGTGCGGGAAACCGCCGACACCAAAAGCGGCTCTCCCTTTGATGATGCGCGGCGAGCCTATCAGGAAGTAGGCGCTCGCGTTTGAAGTAAGGAGCGGCACTAATGCCCGCGAATCCTAACTTCGATGACATTGTAACGACCACGCTCCGCAATCGTAGCGGCAAGCTGGCGGACAATGCCACCGAAACAACTGTCTTGCTCGACCGGCTTCGCCGGCGCGGCAAGGTTAAGCCTGCCGGCGGTGGTCGCACCATCGTCCAGGAACTTGAGACTGCACTGAACCCGAACGGTGCGTGGTACGCAGGCTTCGACACCCTGAACACCAACACGTTCGAGCCGTTCAGCGCCGCCGAATACGACTGGAAGCAGGCTTATGTGCCTGTGGTCTGGTCGGGCCTCGAAAAGCTCAAGAACATGGGCGAGTTCGAGGTGATTGATCTGGTCGGCTCTCGCGTGCAGAACGCCGAGAAGTCGCTGTACGATCTGGTCGCTCAGGCGTCCTATTCGGCAGGCACCGGATCGGGCGGCAAGCAGATGCACGGCCTTGGGTTGTTCGTCGTGTCTGACCCGACGACCGGCACTGTCGGCGGCATCTCGCGTGCATCCAACACGTTCTGGCGCAACCAGGTCGTGTCGGTCACGATGTCGGCCACAACCATCAACATTGCGTCGGCCAGCCCGTCGCCGTTCCTGTCGGCGGTCAACCAGTTGGCGATTGCGTGTACGCGCGGCACCGACCACCCAGACCTTTGGGTTGCTGACGGCATCGCTTATCGCCTCTACCTTGAGAGCTTGCAGCCGATTCAGCGTATCACCTCCACGGAGATGGCGGGCTACGGCTTCACGGCACTCAAATACTTCGGCGTTGGTGGCAATGCGGACTTCGCTCTTGATAACGGGTACTGCCCCGCCAAGACGGTGTACGCGCTGAACACCAACTATTTGTACTTGCGGCCACACCCTGAGCGGAACTTCACGCCGATGGGTGGCGACCGCATCCCCGTCAACCAAGACGCAACCGTTCGTTTCCTGGGCTTTGCTGGCAATATGTGCGCCAGCAACTTGTTCCTCCAGGGAACGATCATCAGCCCGAACTAAGGGAGGACACCACTATGCAACTCGTTGGTGGACAGCCCGGTCGTATTTATTCAGGCGACGAAGTGGCTGCGGGTAAAGTGTCTCCGGGTCAGCGCCTCTCGGTGCGTGATCCGAACAGCGGTGGCGATAAGGAGTATGTGCTTTGTTGCGTTGCGGCGGCACAGAACCTTACGCTCGGCACGGTCGTGACGATTGACGGTAGCTTCGTTGTTACCGTTGCTGCTGTCGCGACCGCCAACACGGCGCATAATCAGTTGGGCGTGGTTGTCACCCCGACTACGAGCGGTACGGCTTCGGCCAGCGCCTATATCTGGGTGCAGACCTTTGGTCGGACGCTTGTTCGCGCTTCGACCAGCGTGCTCCCTGCCGTTGGCCTCAAGATCGGCACTACTGCCGGTATTGTGACCGACACTGCGGCGGCCTCCGCCTCGGCGGCAATCAACGGTATCGTTCTGACGGCAACGTCGAACACGTCGGACTCGCTCACTGCGGCGATCCTGACGTATCCGAGTTACGGCACCACGTTCGCCGTCTAACGCTCAAACGCAACGAACTGGGAACGGGGGGCTTCGGCTCCCCGTTTTCTTTTGGGGGACTTTTGACAGTTAAACACATGCAAGTCTTCATCGGGTTCGACCCGAGGGAGGCTGCGGCCTTTGCTGTGGCCCGCGCCAGCATCCGCAAATTCGATAGCCACATTCCTATTCATGGTTTGGTGCTTTCCGATTTGCAGGCCAGGGGCCTCTACTATCGAAAGACCGAGCGCCGCCTTGGCAAGTTGTGGGACGTGATTTCTGCGGCCCCGATGTCCACGGAGTTCGCAATTTCACGCTTCCTCGTCCCGTCCATCGTCAAGAAATGGAACCAAGGCTTTCACAGCATCGATGGCTGGGCTCTGTTCATGGACTGCGACATGCTGGTTCGCACGAACCTGAATGTGTTGCAGCAGCAGTTGGACGACACGAAGGCTGTGATGTGCGTCAAGCATAATCACCAGCCGAAAGACGGCACCAAGATGGACGGCCAGGTACAGACCGCCTATCCGCGCAAGAACTGGTCGAGCGTTCTGGCTTTCAACGTGGACCACCCGTCGAACAAGGCGCTCGACGTTGAGATGGTCAACACGCTGCCGGGGCGGGATCTGCACCGGCTCTGCTGGTTGGAGGACGACGAGATCGGAGAACTCGACCAGTCCTGGAATTGGCTGGTGGGGCACAGCGACCCGGAGATCGAACCGGACATCGTTCATTTTACCGATGGCATTCCGACATTCGAGGGCTACCGGAATGTGGCTTTCGCGGACGAGTGGATGCGGGAGCTTGAACGATGGGCAGTATAGCCGTCGTCACATCGTTCTCGCCCGATGGCTATGAGTTGTACGGGCGGCGGATGCTTGAGACGTTCAAGAGGCACTGGCCGAACGATGTCAAACTGTACGTCTATTATGAGGGTGAGAAGCCTGCGGACGCGATAGAGCGCGCCGAGTGGATTCCGCTCGACAAGGACGAGGACCGCGCCGCCTTCATGGCCGCGCACAAGGACCATCCGACCGACTACAATCTCCAGCCCGTCAAGTTCTCTCATAAGGTATTCGCTGTCACGGCGGCCCCGAGAGACACCGATTGGCTGATCTGGCTGGACGGCGATGTTGAGACGATTGCCCCGGTCACGCATGAATTTCTAAAGTCGATGTACCCGGACGACATCGTTGCGGCCTACATGGGACGGCAATGGTGGAACCACACCGAGGCGGGGTTTGTAGCCTATCGGCTGGACGATGACGGCAAGCGGTTTCTGGACGATCTGCGGTTGATGTACACGACCGGACAGATTGTCGAGGTCGAGTCCTATAGAGGAAAGAAACAGCAGCACGATTGCGCGGCGTTCGATCTTCTCAGAGAGGCTTACGAGAAGGAAGGCCACGCTTTCCACGATCTAGGTGAGGCCCACAAGGGGCCTGACCTTGACGTTATGGCGCACACGCCCCTTGCGCGCGTCATGTACCACTATAAGGGCAACCGCAAGCGGGCACCACTCGCCCCGTCACGATACGACCAACTGATAAAGCTGATTGATCTTTGCAAGCCGAGGACCATCGTTGAAGTCGGCGTTCACCGTGGCAACCGTGCCGAGCGGATGTGTCGCGCCGCGCTCGAGCATAACGTCTCCGTCCACTATGTCGGATACGACCTGTTCGATGATGCGAGCGACGACAGCAACGAGGCGGAAAAGAACGGTAAGGGCGCGCCCGATCTGGTCGGGGCGCAGCAAAAGCTAGACAGGCTGAAACAGGATTACCCCGGCTTCACCTGGGAGTTGGTCCAAGGCAACACCCGAAAGACCCTGCACGGCAAGCAGATCACCGCAGACTTCGCGTTTATCGACGGCGGTCATTCGGTCGAGACGATCCGGGGCGACTACGAGGCGTTGCAGAGTTCAAGGCTGATCGCCTTTGATGACTATTACACCAGCGGCCCGGATGGCAGGGGCATTGATACAAAGCAATTCGGCTGCAACGAGGTCATCAAGGGGCGGACGTACACGGTCCTTCCCTGTGCGGATTGGGTTATGGGTGGTGGGCGAACCCGTATCGCTGTTGTCGGTGACTACCCGCATAAAAAGTACGTCAAGCCAGACCATGCCAAGCGCCGCAAACTGACGAAGGACTGGGAGGCGCTTTTTGACGAGCAGCGCAAGTTGCTCGCCAAGTACGGCGACCCCACGGTATCGGCGCAGACGTTCGCCATGTGGGAGAACGACAAGGACGACAAGCCCGCCGACGTGCTGTTCGCGGTCAACATCCTTGAGCACCTGATGGACTACGAGTCTGCGCTGGCAAACATCCGTTCGCTGGCGAGAAAGGGTGCCCTGTTCGTCATCAAGCCGGATTTGATGGCTGATGCCGAGATGTGGAAACACATTATCAGCAAGTATTTCAGGATCACGGACGCGCTGGAAAATCAGGGCAATCTCGTCATATCCGCCGATTGCAACGTCCTTGTGCCGGGTGTCAAAACAATCCCGTCCAGCACCGATACGAAGCGGTGGGACCAAATCAAGGCGAGCACGGCGAAGTTCAAGACGTTTGTTGAACTGAAGCCTAAGCACGAGCGCACAGCCATTATTGCCTGCTACGGCCCGTCTCTCAAAGACTACATCGAGAAGCTGAAAGAGGAAGCCCAAGACCCGAATACAGATGTCGTGTCGGTTTCTGGGTCGCATGATTTCCTGATCGAACACGGCATCATCCCGAAATACCACGTTGAATGCGATCCACGCCCTCACAAGGCCGTCCAGGTTACGCCCCGCAAGGACGTTGAATATCTGCTGGCGGCGAGCTGTCACGGTGATCTGTTCGACAAGATGGACGGCATGGATGTGCGGCTGTGGCACGCCGAAGAACATATCCGGGTCCGCGACGAACTGAAGAACGATGCTCCGAACATTGCCGGCGGCGGCTCTGTCGGCCTTCGCGCCATCGGCGTTCTGTATTTCATGGGTTATCGCAACCTGACCATCTACGGGATGGATTGCTCGTTCGCGGATGACGGCAAGACCCAGCACGCAGGGAAGCACGCCGGAAAAATACAGACAACGTGTCTGACCAAGATCGAAGACCGGCACTTTGTAACGTCGCCGGTCCTTATGACCTACGCCGCGAACTTCTTTGACATGGTGAAGCAGCGCCCGGACGTGAAGTGGCGCATTTACGGCGACGGGCTTTTACAGAACTGGGTTCGTTACGCAACCAAACTAGCAGAGGCCGCATGACGTTTGATGACAACTGCCCGATGATGATGGAACGCGAGTTCGGCCTGCCCGAGAATGTCCCGCAGATCGCCGTGGGGTTCTGTCTGGTGCCGACCCCGGACAAGAGGAAGTCCGCAGAAGCCGGTTATCCGGTGTTCAATGAGCGCGAGTACATCAAGCTCGTTGTCCCGGGTGACAAAAACTCTGAGTATTTTCAGCCCTCGACGGACGCAGACCGCCGGAAATTCCCGAACGCCTATCAGGCATTCAAGAACCGGGAATCCAAGCCGGTTGTCGAGGGGATGCCTATCGAACAATGGCCCCAAGTCACGCGCGCAATGGCGATGACGCTCAAGGCCGCGAGTATCCACACCGTTGAAGCTCTCGCGTCCGTCCATGACGGGCATATTGGCAAGATCGGCAACAACGGCCACGAATTGCGCGCCAAGGCAAAAGCGTTCCTCGACACGGCCAAGGACGCCGCCGCGTCTCAGCAGTTGGCCGCTGAAAATCAGAAGCTCAAAGACCAGATGGCCGCCATGCAAGAGCAGATCAATGTTCTTGCTAGGGCTGCTGAGAAGAAAAAGAAAGCCGCCTAAATGAGTTTGCTCACGCTTGTCCAAGGCGCGGCCACGTCACTAAGCCTTCCTGTCCCGGCGTCCGTTGTCGGCAACACGGACGACAGTGCCGTGATGTTCCTGACCCTGGCGAAGCGTGAGGCGCGCGAACTGATGCGCCGCCATGACTGGCAGAACTTGGTGGTGGCGCACACTTGGACCGGTGCGGCGACCGTGGCGCAGGCGGACGCGCTCCCGAGCGACTATGACCATCTTGTTCCCGATGTTGAAATCTGGAACCGCTCGAACAACACCCGCCTGTCTGGCCCCACGTCATCGAACATCTGGCAGCGGCTTCAAAGCGGCATCAGCGGCGGCGTAGAGGGCTGGTGGCGCATTATCGGTGGCGTCCTGCAAGTTTATCCCGCCCCGTCTGCCGGGGACACGTTCGCGCTCGATTACGTTTCCAAGAACTACTGCGAGTCGAGCGGCGGGACGGATCAGTCGGAGTGGACGGCTGACGCTGACGTGGCCCGTATCCCGGAACACTTGATCGAACTCGGCGTCTGCTGGCGCTGGCTTCGCTCCAAGGGCATGGACTATTCCGAAGAACTCGCGACATACGAGCGCGAAGTCGAGAAGGCGGCGGCGCGCGACCGAGGGCTTGGTGTTGCCGTCATATCGTCGTCTCCGAAAGACCTTGATGACCCGTACTGGAATGGGACTGTAACGGAAGTCTGATGCGGCAAGTCGCAACCAAATCCAGGGCAACGCGGCGTCCCCATTCGGACGCGGTGTTCAAGGTTGTCCCATTGCCGCCTCCGGTTGGCGGTTGGAACAGGCGTGACGCGCTTCCTCTGATGGAGGAAACAGACGCGATTGTGCTGGACAACTTCATTCCAGATACGACCGCGCTCAAGCTTCGTGGGGGTTATTCCACCCATGCGCCTCTAGCGACGACGACTGTTATTGAGACGCTTATCCCGTTCCCGGCGTTGAACGGCTCAAGCGCGAAACTGTACGCCGCGACACCGGATAAGATTTGGGATGTCACTTCGGCTGTGACGGCCTCCGCGACCGCGCAAGTCTTTACCGGGCTTGCCAATGGGCGCTGGTATTACGATTACATGGTGAACACGTCCGGCCTGTACGCCGTTGCGGCGAACGGTGCCGACGTTCCGCTGACGTGCGACGGCTCTACGTGGGCCACATGTTCGGTGAGTGCGTCAGGTCTGACCAGGACGAACCTGATCGGCGTTCACAACCACATGAACCGGCTTTGGTTCATCGAGGAAAACCAACTCCACATTTGGTATCTATCAACGTCAGCCATTCAAGGGACGTTGACCAAGTTCCTGCCGCCGTTCCGCAAGGGCGGCAAGATCATGGCGATGGGTTCATGGACCCGCGACGGTGGCTCCGGTCCCGATGATTTCGCGGTGTTCGTATCGTCCAAGGGCGAGTGCGTCATTTATGCGGGCGTCGATCCGTCTAGTGCTTCAACGTCAGCACTTGTCGGCGTCTATAACATTCCACCCGTTATCGGGAGGCGGTGCATTGTTCCTGCCGGTGCTGATCTGGGTATCCTCACAAGTCAGGGAATGGTGCCGCTCTCGCAAATCCTAGGCATGACGGCGGGGGCTGCTGCAAGGACTGCTTTCACCGACAAGATCAGCGGTCAGTTCAAGAGCCAATTTTATGCCACTGGTTCGGCGTTCGGCTGGGAGTCGATTGAGTATCCCCGAGGTAACTTGCTGATCGTGAACGTCCCGATCACGGAACGGGTGACGCAGCACCAATACGTCATGAACGAACTGACCGGCGCGTGGTGCCGGTTTACCGGGGTCAACGCGGGCTGTTGGGCGATCCATAACAATGACCTGTATTTCGGCGGGAATGACGGCAAGGTCTATAAATACGACACGCAGCAGCTAGACGGTTCGTCCAACATCATCGGAACGATCCAGCACGCTTACAGTGCGTTCAACACGCCGCACATCAAGCGGTTCGTAATGGCGCGACCGATCTTCAATGCGCCGACGCCGTACAATCCGCCCGTTTCTATCCAGGTCGATTACGACTTGAGTATCCCCGATGTCACGACGCTGGTGTCGTCCACGGCTGGCACGCAATGGGATGCAGCTCAATGGGATACGTTCCAGTGGGCTGGCGGTACCACCACGACACTAGGATGGCAGGGCACAACGGGAGAGGGCCGGGCGGGTTCTGTCGCGTTCGCCGTCTCGTCATCCGAGGCGATATTCTACAACGGAACGGACGTGAGAATTGAGCGCGGTCGAAGCGTCTAAGCCGTACATCATCGGGTCCATTCTGTTCGGTGCCGATGAATTTGTCTCCAACCTCGTTGCGTCACGTATCAAGCACATGCAGGCCCCGTTCGGGCCGTGTACGGCGTTGGGGATTGTGCGGGGTGGGAACCTGATCGGCGGCGTCGTGTACCACAATTTTAGGGGCCACGACATCGAGGCAAGTATCGCCATTGATCGCGCGGCGTTCCTGCCGTGGCGGGCGCTGTTCGCATACCCGTTTGAGCAACTCGGATGCACGAGACTGACGGCGTTCACGGGGCGCAAGAACAAGAAAGCCCGCAAGCTACTTGAGAACCTTGGTTTCCGCCTAGAGGGCGTACACGCACGCGGCCTCGACGGTATCACAGACGCGATGTCCTACGGGATGTTGCGCGACGATTGCAGATGGATAAAACGCAATGGGTAAAAGCACTCCCTCGCCGCCGCCGCCGCCGAACCCGGTAAAGGTTGCAGAGGCGCAGACCGGATCAAACGTCAACAGCGCGATTGCATCCAGCGTTCTCGGCAACGTCAATCAAGTCGGCCCCACTGGTTCAACGTCATACAACCAGACCGACACCTATAAAATGACCGGGCCGGATGGCAAGGTCTATGACATTCCGCGTTATACGCAGACCACGACGCTAAGCCCGGAACAGCAGCAGCTCTATAACCAGCAGACGCAGCTTGGTGGCAAGATGAACGATCTTGCCATCAACCAGACCGATAGGCTCGGCAGTGTCCTGGGAACCAACGCAACCGCCGATGGGCTTCCAGAAGTCACTAACGACTTTTCGGCGGATCGCGCCCGTGTCGAGCAAGCCATGTTCGACCGGATTAATCCGCAGTTGGACCGGGAACGCGCGTCTCTGGAAAACACGCTTGTCAACCAGGGCTTCCAGCGCGGGACTGAGGCTTTCAAGAACGAGATGGACCAGTTCGGGCGCAACACCAATGACGCACGACTAGCGATTACCGCGCGGGGCCTTGGCGAGCAGCAGGGCTTGTTCGGGATGCAGCAGGCCAATCGGTCGCGAAGCCTTCAAGAAATGCTGGCGTTGCGGAACCAGCCGATCAATGAGATTTCCGCGCTCATGTCGGGCGGGCAAGTCTCGTTGCCGAACGCTCAACAGTACAACGCGCCGAGCATCAACGCCGCAAACATCGGAGACTATACCTACAACTCGGCGGCACTCGCAAACCAGAACTACAACACGCAGATGCAGCAACAGAACGCCGCTATGGGTGGCATGTTTGGACTCGGGCAGGCTGGCATTCTCGGTGGGATGAAATA